AATGAATATAACAACGCAGTTTTAAATGTTGCAACGGCATTGCAAAATAAAAACAATGCTATTAGTTCATACAATCAAGCAATCAGTAATGTTAATAATGCAATTGATGACGCATGGCGTTACTATGACGAGCAACTACAAAGAGAAATTCAATCTGCTATTGCACAAGCAGCAGCCAACGCTGCAGCCAATCAGCCTACCCCAGAACCAAGTCCTGAACCAACTGCTGAAGAGCCACCTACTCCTGAGCCAAGTCCAGAACCAACACCAGAAGAGCCTCCTACACCAGAGCCAAGCCCTGAACCTACGGCAGAAGAGCCTCCTACACCAGAGCCTTCTCCAGAGCCTACAGTGGACCCTACAGAGGAGCCTACACCTGAGCCTACCCCTGAGCCTACCCCAGAGGAACCACCAACTCCAGAACCTACTCCAGAGACAACTGAGGAGCCTGCCCCAGAACCATCTCCAGAGCCTGGACCAGAACCAAAGCCAGAAGAGAATCCTTGGAATGAACCAGATGTAGAAATTACTGATGAAGTGTTAGCAGCACTGGTTCCTGAAAAGGGAACTGGAACAGAAGAGGATCTATCTAATGTTATTGCTAACCTTACAAGCAGTGATAATAAGTTAGTTACTCTTTCCCCTGAACAAGTAACAGCAGTTAGCCAAACACTTAGAGCATTGACTCAAGAAGCTAAGGTTGAAGTTGCACAAGACCTTGGCATTAAGCCTTCGGAAGTTGCACAGATTGCTGAGCAGATGAAGTCTAACCCAGCACTGGCAGAAGCATTCGTTGAGTTCTCAGATAGAGAGGCGGAGGCAGGAGAAACTCCAATGCCATTTACATTAGCAGATGCAGTAACAGAAGTACAAACAGAAGCATTCTTAGCAGACCCACTCGGAGCAGTATTTGCGGTGGACCCAGTAGAACTACTATCTAATTTCTCTGAATTAGGTATGGATATGACAGATGATCAGAGAGAAAAAGCGCAAGAAGTAATTGTCCCAGTGATCATAGTATCACAAATTGCAGGGGCAATGATAAGGAGGAACAGATGAAGATAATCAAAAAGGCCTTTAACCTATTGGGCAAAGCAGTAAAGGGATTAACTAAATGGTTTAAAGATGCAGGTATGGAATTAATTGCACAAGCATTTACCCTCCTTGGCTTCTTTATTGCATGGCTAACTTTGACGGGATCAGCAAGAGACATTGTTGGCATTGCTGTTATGGCAACAACAATAATTTGGCTAATTACAATCCCTCTAAGAAAGGATAAATAATGGCAAAAGCAAATATAGAACAACCAACCCAGGTAGGCTCAGGAGCAATTGCAAACATCAATAATATAATAATGCGTATTGTTGCTGTCTTTGCAGCTTCTGGATTATCTGTAATTGGAGCAGGAGCAATTGTAGGAATTGAAACCTACAAGGCAGTTATATTAGCTGGAACTTTAGGGGTAGCAACAGTAGTAGAGAAGCTTGCCCGTGGATTTCTAGATGATGGAAAACTGACAATATCAGAAATTAATTCAGCTTTTTCGGCAGTAGATAAAAAAGCTAATAAGCTATAATTCTAGTAAACAGTCATAGAAATGGTATAATATTCCTATGACACAAGGTCTTTAATCGATTAGGAGAATAGTATGACAGCAGCACAAGGCTCAGCAGCAAGACTGGTAGAAGTTGCATTGGCAGAAGTTGGAACCATTGAGGGTCCAAAAGACAATGAAACAAAGTACGGTAAGTTTGCAAAGGCAAATTTTCAACCATGGTGCGGAAGTTTCTGCATGTGGGTGGCAAATAAAGCAGGCGTAAAAATTCCTAATACAGTTTACACTCCAGCAGGAGCACAGGCATTTATTAAAGCAGGTGCATGGCAGATGGCAGAAGCAGCAACACCAGAAGTTGGAGATATTGCTTATTTTGATTTCCCATCAGACGGTGTCGATAGAATTTCTCATGTAGGAATTGTTGTTGCTGTTAATACAGATGGCACAGTAGATGTTGTAGAAGGAAATACATCTTCAGATAAGAAAGGCGATCAAAGAAATGGCGGAGAATGTTGCCTCAAGAATCGTGCTTACAAGAAGAAGAATGGGTCAAAGCTTCGCAGAAGCCAGGTTGTTGGAATTGTAGGATTTGGAAGACCAAAATTTGCAGCTGTGTCAAAAACCGCAGACGAAGCTAGACTTGGGAAGCCAGTTGCTAAAAAAGCAGCACAAAAATCTGGTGGCGGAAAAACTTCAGCTGTTAAATAAATGAATAAGTATTTAATTAAGCTAGAAATTTCAGCAGAGGTAGAAGCTTTTGATGAAAATGATGCAAAAGAATACATCTCGGATGTATTTGGCACAGACGATGAAGTCAAGTCTGTAAAAATTGCATCAATAAAAATAAAAGGGGACAAAAAATGAAATCACTATATGACCTAGAGCTAAATGCAGCAGACGGTACACCAGATTTTTTAAAGAAGCATAAAGGCAAGGTTACAATGTTTGTCAACACTACAGTTGGTTGCGGAAATGCAAACCAGATGGAGGTTTTAGAGTGGCTTCAGCAAAAGTATAAGGACAGAGGCTTTGAAATTGTAGCTCTTCCAACTAATGATTACTGTGGTCCAGGAGTTACAAAAGGTGCTTGGTCTCAGGGCTTAGTTGAGGGAATGGATTCTCAAAACTATGGCTGCGATGTTTATGGAACAACATTTGGATTTTCTGAAAAGGTAAACTCAATTCCAAATAAAGAAGCAGTTGGAGATCTTAATGGAATAGATGAGCCATTCGGGGAGCCAAGCGAAGTTTTTATTGTAATTTCTGATCACGCAAATCATTTATGGGGTAAGGCTCTTGAGCTAGGTATACAGTTCCCCTTTAACCAGTACTACTCATGGTGGCTATGTCAAGGATTTTATTCAGGAGCAATACAGTCTGCAAATTTTGAGAAGTACCTTGTAGATAAAGATGGTTTTGTAGTTAAACACTATTCTCCTTCAGTTCTCAACCTAGATGTTGAAAAAACACTAAAAGAAAACCTGATGAGTGATTTGGGTCTAGACTACGGAGACTTTGGATCAGATCTATCTAGAATAGAACATAGCCCTAATATTTCAATAGAAGAGGGTGGCAGAGCGGAACTTGCCGCAGACCATGTATTAATGGTTTCACACAGACAACAAATTGCACCAGGACCAGGTCATGGAAGATCCTACAAGCTTTTTGAAGAAGAATGGTCAGTTGTTTGCTCACACATTGAAGAATTACTTGATGGTGAAGTTTCAATGATTAATCCAAATAAGTAACAAAAACAGTTGACAACGGCTGTTCTATTCCTGTATAATAATATATAGGTATAAAAAAGACAAATTGGACAAATGCTACACTTATATGAAAACGGAGTAGAAATTCTAAGGAATAGAATTCCTAAGAATAAACTTGATTTATACTGGAACAATTATAGTTTAATTGTTTGGGAGAAAAATAATAGCGGATATTTTGACACCAAAGGTATTTATAAAAATAATTCCTGGGGAATCGCAAATGAGTTTCCAGTCAATTCAAAAGGGGCTTGGACTCTTCCGCTAAAGTATGTCAAATATTTTAAATGAATTAGATTCAGACGAGCAATCAATAAGATGGTGGCATTTAGCTGCATGCAATGGCATGGAGACTAATCTATTTTTTGATCAGTACGAGTCTGATGTTAATATGGCTAAGGCTATAGACCAATGTTGTTTATCATGCCCAGTAATGTTAATGTGCCGCGACGCTGGAATTAAAAATAATGAGTACGGAGTTTGGGGTGGTGTATTTTTGTCATCTGGCTTAATGGATAAAATGAAGAATGCACACAAAACAAAAGAAGTATGGAAACAGATAAAGGCAAAACAAAATGTCTAATGTTTATGACAACAATCATTTTAAATATGGAATAAACCAGTGGACTGGTGAACCAAATAAGCCAGTTTTTTATAACGCAGAAATGAAAAAAAAGCTATGGGAATTAAATAAACCAATGTTTTTACTTATGGATGTTGTTCAGTACCCAGATTTTTTAGCATTAAGATTGTATGAAGATAACTTCATTCAGTTTGACGGAATAGAAAAAGAAAAAGTAATTGATTACGTTTCAAGAGCAAAGAAGCTACTGGAATCTTACGGGGTTAGAGTAGAATTAGAAGGAAGGCCAATGGCGTGAGTGAACTAAAATCAGAACATCTTTCAGTTGTGGACAATTTTTTGAAAGAAAATTCAAATGGTAGCACACACTACATGCTAACTATTGCAAGAGATGGAGAAAGCCCAGCTAGATCAATTTATCATTACAACGGCCCAATTGATGTAACCGAAGCTTATAATAAATACACAGACTGGGGATTTGCAAAAGAATATCTAACTGTAACAATGTATGGCCCAGGTGGACAACTTGCACAAAAGGTACTTCGTAGGTCATCTGGCGGAACCCAAGGAGACTGCACCTTTGTAAGAGAAGACTACATAAAGGCAGAAGGTATCATATTAAAATATAAAGGTGATATGCAAGAGGACAAATATAAGAGCCTAGTAAAAGATTTTGCTGGGCTATTTTCAAGAGACAACATCAGATTTGATGTAAGTCGTTTTTTTAAAGAAACAGAATGTGAAGAGGTTTTTGAATGAGTGAAAAGATATTTTGTTATTCATGTAACAAAACAAAGAATAAGCTGAACCTAAAAAAATCATCATTATTGACAATTAATTTGTTCTTATGTCAGACATGTATAGACAACAAGTTTGAGCCTAGATGGGTAGTATTAATTGCTGGCAGACAAAATGGACATGAGCATGTTAAAGATTTTATACAGAAAAAAAGATATATCGGTACAGAAATTGCAGCATCTGAGCTATTAGTTTAAATTAAATATACTGTATAATACAGTATATAATGGAAATATCATATATCACCATAGTGGTTTCAATATTAGCAGCAAGCTTGAGTGGTTTTGGTACCGCCATCGTTGCTGGTATTAGAGACGGCAAAAAAGAAAAAAATAGGCGGGAAGAGAAAGAAAAAGACCAGCTCAGATTAGATATGAAAGATCTTAAGATTGAATTATATCAATTAGAGAAAGAGTTAACTGAGTGGAAAGATAAATATTATAGGGCAATACAGGATTTAATTGAAATGAAGTCTGAATTAGATAATGTAATTAATCAATTAAATCACTTGGAATATCATGAGATCCTGGACACAGAATAATTAAAATAGTACAATAAAGGCATGACTTGTATTGTTGCAATTGCCCAGGGTGGTGTCGTTTATATGGCATCAGACCATGCTGCCTCTGACGAAAAAAGTGGTTGGATCCTGGCAAGAAAAGAACCAAAGTGTTTTAAAGTTGGTCAGTATGCTATTGCATTTACAGATTCATTTCGCATGGGGCAAATTCTTCAGTACATGTGGACTCCACCAAAATACACACCAACAAAAACTAATTCTGGATTAGATAAGTTTATGAGAACTAAGTTTGTTGATTCAGTCAAGGCTGCATTTAAAGAGCATGGATATGGAAGCATCGGATCCGCCTCTGAGGAAGATACTGGCGGAATTTTTATAGTTGGAGTATGTGGTAGACTCTTTACCATAGATGAAGACTTTCATGTTGGAGAAAATATAGTTAATTATATGGCGGAAGGAAGCGGCGGATCAATAGCGCTTGGAGCCCTTCATGCAACAAAGAAACAACAAAACCCAAGACTAAGGCTTAAAGCAGCATTAGAAGCAGCAACTGAGTTTAACATGAGCGTGTCTGCTCCCTATACATATATTCAAGTTTAGTGTATACTTAGACAATGGACATCAACGACTTAAGACCAGACTATTCTCACTCAATGGACGTAAGAGGTGTACCAACACATGTGTGTCCATGCGGTTGTGAAATATGGAACCTTAAAGTTCTTTTTGAGGATTGTGAAATTGCAACGTACTTTTTAGACATGGAGTGTGCTAATTGTGGCACACTAGCAACGGCGCCAACGCCACTGGATAGAGAAGAATAAATATGAGATCGCAAAGAAGAATTGATATGCTAGAGCTTGAACTATATAAGCTTAGAATTGAATTAGATATAATGCATGAGATTATGAGCAACATTATTAATACTCAGCAACAGGCGTCAGAAGCAAGAAATATGGATTCTGGTAAATGGTATCCACGCAAGCCCCCAACACAAAACTAATAATCTATTGACAACCATCGCTGAATTTAGTAGAATTAGCTTTATGAAAAAACTAATAACTATGGCAATTATTGCCAGCACACTCGCTATCACCACAATGCCTGCACAGGCAAACCTAAAGCCAAAAACAGTTGTCCCAACATTGGCTATTTTAGACACAGCGCTAGACACATCAATCCCATCAATTAAGTCAAGACTAGTTGCTGAGGTATGCATTTTAGATTGGCCATCATGTCCAAATAAAACTAAATTTATGGAGGGCGCAGGAGCATCAGTTCTTCCAATTAGTATGTTATCAACAAATAATTTTAACCATGGAACACAAATGGCTTCTGCAGCAATTGCATCTAACCCAAATATTAATATTGTATTTATTAGAATTGTTGGTAACACAACAAAAGGCGGACAGCAAACTTATGGTCTAAACACTCTTGTAAATGCTTTAACATGGGTTAATAATAACAAAGCTAAGTACAATATTGTAGCAGTTGCATCATCTCATGCTACTAATGCTCCAGTTATTAAGCGCAGTGCAACATCTGCTTATTGTTTACCAACAGCAGTTGATACAGTAGTTTCTAATTTAAATAACTCTGGTGTACCAGTATTTTTCCCTTCTGGAAATAGTGCTGGAAATCCAAGTATGAAGGGCAAGATCGAGTGGCCAGCATGTATTAGCCAGTCAATTGCAGTTGGTGGAGTTGAAACTCTAAATCTAGATAAGCCTCAAGTTTCTTTAACAAGTAACTATGATGTAAACCTTGTAGATCTATGGGGTGAAATCCAGCAGCCAACTATTTATCCTGGAAATGTTAACGGGTATTCTTATGGAACATCTGTTTCCGTTCAGGTAATTGCTGCAAAGTACGTACACCTTAAGACTACAAAGCCTACATTAACATCAGCACAGCTGATTTCATTAATGAAGACTGCCTCTGATCCAGTAGAAAACTCTTATGGACAAAATGTTTATCTGTTTAAGTTGAGTAAAGTAATCAATGGATAGTAAGTTAACTATCCTTGAAGAAATAATCAAGGACATTGGTGAGGAGTTGTACCAGAAATGGTACAACGCCCTTGCCATTGAAGATAGAACAGAAGAAGCATCAAAAGCAATGTCTGCAAATGCTGGTGAGACAGCATTATGGGTTATTCAAACATTTATGAATAAGTTTAATAATGCAGCGGATGAACTAAAAGGAGAGTAAGTTGATAGTTACAGATGAAAGCTTTGATAGAGTATTAGATTCTCACAATCTAGTCCTTATTGATTTTTGGGCTCCATGGTGCGGACCATGCTTAAAGGTGTCTCCAATACTAGATGAGATATCTAATGAGCGTGGATTATGGGTCGGCAAACTAAATGTTGATGAGAATCCTATCAAATCAGCAGAATACTCTGTAACTTCTATCCCTTATATGGTACTATTTAAGTCTGGGAAGCCAGTAAAAACTATTACTGGTGCAAAACCTAAGCATGTAATGCTAGAAGAGTTTTCAGAATGGATCTAGAAAATATAGATGAAGACCATTTAGAGTTTGAAATATGGCTCAAAAATGGTTATGACAGGGGTTGGGTGTCTGATGTATTTTGCGATACGCATGACGGTCCCCCTCTGACAGATGAAGAAATGCAAGAATGGGAAGAAGGAGGAGATCCCTGCTCTTTCCATGTAAAAGTAAATGCACTACACTAAATTTCTGTAATCGCAAAGATGACAGAGGAAATAAGGAGAATAAATTAAATGAACTCATTTAAGAAAATCGCACTAGCCATGGTTGCAGCCATGACTTTGGGCACAATGGTAGCAACACCTGCAAGTGCTGCTGTAATGACAGTCGCTGTATCGCTTGACACTGTAGCAAACACTACGGCATCAGCAATTGCAACGCCTGCCTCATTGCCAGTACCTGCAGACAACTCAGTTGATGCAGCTGACGCACTAAAGTTTATTGCAACAGTTGATGTTGGAACAAGTGTTTCAGTCGTAGCAACAAACGCAACAATCGTGTCTGCACTACACACAACTGCTGCACCAGTAGGAGCAACATCAGGATCATCATCCTTGACAATTGCAACTGGTACAGGAACAACAGCAACATTTTATGTCTACACAAAGACAACAGCAATTGGTACAGTTGTAATCACAAATCAGGGTACAACTCTTACCTACTACGTACAGGGAACTGCTGGTAAGATTAATACTCTTACAGTATCTGCCCCTACCGCTGGTGCTGCTGGCACAAAGCAAGACATCTCAGTAACTGCAACAGACACATTTGGAAACAAGGTATCTGCTAAATCAATTACTGCAACTGTATTTGCTTCAACAGCAGTTATGGACACAGCAACAGTAACAACTGGTGCTACACTTTCAGATTTTGGAGTTGCAAAGTTTGTTGCAACACTTCCAGCAACTGGAACACGCTCACTAATCACATTTTCACCTACAACATCATCAGATGCAACAACTGTAGATGTAGTTGGTCTTCCTGCTCGTGCACTAGCACCATTTGCAGAAATTACAGTTCGTGATCTAGTTTCAGAACTTGCAGCACAAACTGCTGCTAAAGATGCAGCACTTGCTGCTAAGGCAATTTCAGATGCTGCAGTCGTAAAGGCTGCTTCAGATGCTGTTGCTGCTAAGGCTGCTTCAGATGCTGCTCTCGCAGCAGAGAAGGCTGCTTCTGCAACTGCACTTGCTGCCGAGAAGGCTGCTTCTGCTAAGGCACTTGCTGATGCAAAGACTGCTTCAGATGCAGTTGTCCTTGCTAAGGATGCAACTATCGCTAAGTTAACAGCAGATAATGCTGCTGCACTTAAGTCAATCAAGGATGCTTTCAATTCACTTGCAAAGAAGTGGAATGCAAAGAATCCAAAGGCAAAGGTTACTTACGTTAAGTAATTAGTTTATTAATGGGGCAGGTGCACGTGCCTGCCCCATTATTAATATTATGATAAAATAGATATTATGGAATGGGATCATTTTCACGTAATTAAAAAAAAGATTTTAAGAGAATTGATAAACGATATGGAAAATTTAGAATTTCCACCAGACTGGAGACCTAAAGACGTTTTAGCTCTCGTAATTAAAAAAATAAAAGAAAAAGAGGAATCATGTTAAAGAATTTAAAAAATTGGTTAGGGTTCAACTCGGTTGAATCTCAAGTTGAAGCAATGCTAGAAGAGATTAAAACTTCAGCTAAGAAGGCACCAGCGAAGAAGGTTGCTAAGAAGGCACCAGCGAAGAAGGTTGCTAAGAAGGCACCAGCGAAGAAGGTTGCTAAGAAGGCACCAGCGAAGAAAACTTCTGGCGGTGGCAAAGGGTCTGTAGCTCTATAATGGAATCAAAGAAAAGAAGTTTTTATAAATCAATTACTTGGCCAGCAGTTCATATTGGATTTGTTAGCACACTAGTTTACTTCTTTGAAATGGCTATTACTGGCGAAGCCCACTGGGAGTACGCTGGCACATTTGCAATTATTTACACTGCATGCGAAATGATAGGGTTTTTTCTACATGAAAGAGCATGGTCAAAATTTGGCGGGAAATTAAAGTAGTGGCAAAAAGAAAATCAACTGCGTTTAATGACACTCAGATCAAAGATGGAAGAATTGTCAGATTAAGAAAAGATGGCAGAATCAAGGCAGACCTTGGCCCATATACTCCAAAGAAAGCGAGTATTAAAAAAATACCCAATGTTTAGTGGATTTTGTGAAATAAAAAACTGTAATAATGTAGCGACTAGGCTGTCTTCTAAGCCAGAGGGCGGAATAATAGACATTTGCGATGATTGCTGGCATGAGCAATACAAGTCCTAATCAACTAAATGCTATAATAGTTCTATAAGCGGAATACTAGTCCCGCTTAAATAAATAACCTATAGGAGTAATACCATGTCAGACGGAAAAGATTTAAAAGGATTTAACGAAACAGGCGAGCAGTCAGGATCAAACGATCTAAACCTACACCTGTCAGATGCACCTGCTGCAGCATTCCCATCAACGGATATGTCAAACCAGGCACAAGCACAAGGCCCAAAGTAATATGTGCGTTGAGTGTGGATGCCAAAGTGTTGGCAGTGAGACTGGCATAGTTCCAGTTTCAATCATAGACAAAACATCTCAGGGAAACTCTGGAGTTACTCTAAGCATGACCTCAACTCCAGAACAAAGAGAAAGGTTTATCAACGAATAATGTGTAAAGATTGCGGATGCGGAAAAGACGAGCAAATTCAAAATGAATCAGCTCCAACTCCAGCAAGTAATAATGTTGTAACTATATCACAAATAAAGGGTGCCTAGTGTCAGAAAACGTTGTAAACTCTAACGATACGCCAAAAAGAAATCCTTCTCAGGGTAAATTTAAATCAGGCATACAAGAAAAAAGACCACCAATGAAAATTGATGTTAATAAGCATGGAATTAGAAGAGAAACACCAGCTGTTCCTCAAGCACCTAAAAAATTTGGTAGAAAGAAGGTTTAGTCATGGAAGCATTATCACAGCAATCAAGTCAGCTTGCAGGTAAACTCTTAGGCGGAGGAGGTACTGGGATTTGGCAATATGATAACTTTCTTTCTAAAGAAGAGTGTGAAGAGTTAATTAAATTCTTTAACGCAAACGAAGAGGAGTGGAGATTCATTTGTTTTTATGGATCATACGGAATGCATGTTGTTTCTCCATTTACTAAGGAGCATGGAACTTCTATAACTGAAGAGTATATGGCTAACCTAAGAGAAAGAATGATTCAATATTGTTCTGACGCTGCTGGTAGACCAATGAAAATTAACAGCATGCATGCACAAAAGTGGGAGCTTGGTGCTTACGCTAACGATCACTCAGACAACACAGACCTTGATGGCGAAGATATGGGCTGGGCAGACAACAAGCAGTACTCTGGCATATACCTAAACAGCCAGCCAGATTACGAAGGTGGGGTTTTAAAATTTAGAGACCACGGCTTAGATGTTGTTCCACCTGCTGGATCTTTCGTATCATTCCCTGGCGGAGTAGAAAACATTCACAGCGTGTCGGAGATTACTGCAGGAACTAGATACACAATAGTAATCTTTTGGGATTATGCGGATGCATGGTACTCAGAAGCACAGCTTCAAGAGTGGGAAAAATTAATTTTTAAAGAAAGAATTCATCAATATCAATTAAAGCAGCAATGGAAGGATAAGGTAGCTCATCCATTACTAGAAAATCCTTACGCTGGAGTAGATAACTCAGAAGAATTACCAGAGGGATTAATGGAAAGCTTGACTTCTGCAGACTTAAAGTGCAATGCTAGAAGAAATCAAGAGGCAGTAATTAAAGCTGGTAAGGTTCCAGCAGGAGTAATTGTTGATCAGATAATTACAGAGGAAGATGTTTGATTTAGAAAAGTCTGTCAAGCACCACGGTACCTTTATTTTCGGTTCTCCAGAAAATTCGGAGGGGATCAATAAAGAAGGCGATGCCTATGATTATTCTTTTATGACAGAAACTGGTAAGGTTTCGTATGTAAAGAGCAATGAAGAGTCGTATCTGGTTACTATAAACAATATCATTTCAGATAAGATTGAAACAAGAGTACTTAGCTTAGATCAACTTACTAAATGGTTTTATGATCTATCTAACCAGTACTTTAAAGAAAACATAGAAGAAATAAAATTGGAGAGCTAAAAATGGAGTTTAATGAAATTGAAGATTCTGTTGGTTCTGATAGAGACAAAAACTTTAAAGA